TGAGAGCAGAAGCATTTGCCATACCCGAAAAGAAAGCTCCAGTAAAATTGAAGTTTTCCCAAGTAATGGCAGGGATGCAACCGTGCGCCCCTGATGTTCCATCTGCCAATACTGCGGGAGCTAGTCCAACGATAGGAGCGGTAGTGGTTCCACCATTGTAATAGAAAGGAGCTGTAAAATTAAGTCCATTCTCAATGGGCAACTCAGTAGCCATCAACCTACCCATAACATAGCATCCCTTTTCAGCTTCCCATTGCTTCGAATTCACCAGAGCATAAGCCGCATTGTCCTTTTGAGGCCATTGCGGGTTACAAACAGCCGAAACATCGGCCAAGGTGCTGGAAGTTTGCAATAGGAAAGTCTGAGCAGTTGTGAATGAATTCAGAGGAGATTCAAACACCGTAACAGTACCACCTCGAGATAATTGATTAGTCACATTGTGCACTTCGAAGCCCTTCGAAATAATTCGAAAGTCTCCATTGAGCAACGTGGGATCAATCACAAGAGGAAACAATGCATAGGTGCCTGCAGTCAAACCTGCAGTGACAGAAGCTGCATCAAAATTGGATCCGGCCGGGCCAGTAACACACCACAAACCACCAAAGCTCAAACTAACAGTAGAATTATTAGTAATAGTGTTAGCAGGCGCTCCACTTGTACCAATCTGATTAAGATTGGACGCATAGAGTTTGATAAGGTTGGGATGAGGTGTATCCAATATCATACAGTCCCAGTTCGCAGTAGTATTACCAGGGTTTGCACCCAAGGTAATAGTATACTTCTGCAATCTGGTCACGCAAGGAGAAACGCTACCATCTGGATAACCAGTACAATCTAAAGGATTGTCATGGAATATGTCCAGGGCAGCTATCAACCATTGCTTGCCCGCTTCGGAAATACCTAAGCGAGCACCGATTCTGTCCAGAACCTTCTGAGAACGAGTAGCTTTTGCAGACATGATTAATAAGGAGAGTAAAGATAATCCCACGAGGGATTAATTTAGGGAATCGAATTACGTCAACCCTAAAGGAGAAACACGGTCTAAACGGGGAATCAAAGCCGAAGCCAACTCACCTCACGTATACGGACCGTATATCAAGAACTCGTTCCTCTCATTATCCATAAGGGCACTCACAACAGAGTTGTAAGTAATGAGCTCATCTAAATGGCCCTCACGAATCATATCATCATTATGTCTGGTCAAGCAATAAGTAATTAGACAATCAATCTCCAAGCGCCAATTGTCAAACGCAAAAACCATTTGCCTTACGGCACACAGCTTCACGAAAACAAGACGCCACGAAGACTTCTTGAACCAATAAAATACACTGGCCATTAACTTATCAAAGTTAGGACGAAAGATATAGCAACGCTTCTTGCTATCAAAGTAGAAACCTCTACTCAGAAATGTACAATGCTCTATGGGACCCGATGCCTCCAAGGTTAACTTAAACCCCAGAACACTGGCCTTGGGAATCATGTCTGCGAATTCAGACCTGTTCTCAAAAATCGAATCATCACCCATAATCTTGACCGAAGATTCTTGGTACAAACGTACCAACTCCTCAACGGAATTGCAAGAAAAAGAAGCACCATACAAAAATACAATCATCATACAAAGACCATTATCAGTCAGCGTATTAAAACCACCAGAGGGGTTCTTACCAGTCTTCATGACGAGGTTGCCATGCACATCGATAATCATCGAATGGACGATATTTGACAAGTACCATTGTTTGGCCATTTCTAGCCCAACGATACCAGCATTTCGACATGCATAAACAATTCTCTGTAAGAAATCACAAAAACTGGCCTCCATATGTGATGCGTCAAGACACACAAACTCAGAATACCCATTCCGTTTAAGGATTTGGGCGAGCTGATGCCAACCCCCATACCATTCAGTGATCCCAACGGAGGACCAATGGCTTGTAAAGGCCATTTTCAGAATGTTGTCATTTTGCTTTGCGTAAAGCATAATGGCAACAATATAGGAGAACATATCACCACACATAAAGGTACGAACTTTATTCTTAGCCTTGTCCGGATTAGCCAACTTCTCGAGGGGACGAATCTCCTCTTTTGGTGAAGTCAACCAATAACACGTCCTGTAGCGACGACCCTTCCACACATAATCCACCTCACCATGTAATAGAATCTTGTGCACGACATCAAAAATGAGATCATACTCAGCTTCTAAAGCATCACGCTTGGTGTGGTAGACTTGGTTGAAAGGCCAACCAGGAGACTTAGATAAGTCCATATAAGACAAAGCTTCCAGCCACGTCAAAGTTTCAGCAAACATAAATGGCATCAAAATACGAAACATCGCATCTTCAACCATAGACATCTTCTCGCGATCCGGGTAGAACGGATATGGCTTCCTAAATTTAGCAAAGTCATTATCCAGCAGTTCCCTATCAAACTGCACCACGTAATAGTTATCAGGCATAGAATAGCCCTTACTCTGAGCATGATTAATCAGCTCCAAGTTAGGTGACATCTTTGCCTTCCCCATAATACCGTGTGTATACCCATATTCAAGAAAATGAAAGTCACCAAGACTCTCACGTATTTGGAAGACCCCATCTACTAGTTTTTTGGCAGCTTAGCTGCCATTTGGGAACAAACAGTTCCACACATCGCAATCAAGGGCGCACTATGTCCAATAGCACAATTTTGCTTGTTACTGGTAGCAAACCCTTTATGCCTGGCAACAACCTTGCCTGTGTCATTGTCAAAGATCGCGGCACCAGAGTACCCAGCTTCAGTATCCGTTGAATAACGAATCAGAAACCTTTTATCGATCGACGACACATCCACTGGCAACGTCAACACCCCCCGAGAGGGATGAACGACAACCATCGAATACTTACCGCCCAGCCTAGGAGAGGCTAAGGAATAACGCACCTCAGTGTGTAATGCTTTCATTAAGACAGCATCCACCTCAAAAGAAGCGTAATCATCTACAAGATCAGTGTTCTCCAACTTATATCGCTTGACAGACGCCGGAACGGCGTAATGCATGGTCCTGTCGGGACCTAGAATGTAGTAATCACTAAAGTCGAGCACTCTCGACACACCATTGGTGTCCCAAAAATTGTGAGCAACGGTCTCCAAACGGTGGGGACCCATCCAACACTGACCAATCGCATCAATACGACGATCAGCAGTCAGACCTTTCTTACAATAAAGGGTAAAACAACCAGTAGTGCGTGTCAAGTTAGTCTTACCGGAAATGTTACTCTCGTTCAATACACCTAAGCTAGCTTCCACCTGCTTAGTAGGAACGTCGAGTACAATACCTGACTTACTCTTCTCATCTGCAACTACCACATCCACATGCTGCTTAATGCAGTTAAAGATGGTACAAGGGTTATAAGGACAAACATCAGACCTAATAGTGGCCGCATTTGCCTCGTCCACCAACTTTTTCAGAACAACAGGATCGCTTCCTGCTTGTTTCTTCT